ATAAAACCTTCCAAGCTTATATCGAAATAGATCGGAACGATCCTAAGTATAAGGACCCTGTGACATTTGAGATTGACTACGGGGCCTATCGACGTGATAAGGATGCGGCTTTTAAGAGGCTGGATCCGGCGATTCAGGAGGCGTTTCTCCAGATAGGCGCTCCTGATCCGGAAGTGGCTCAGTGGGCCACGACTTACACTGTGGCGCGTAATCTACGACGTGATCTTTACGCGATGTCGAAGTGGGAGGGACTCACGCCGGAGCAATCCAGGCAGCTTGACCAGTTTTCCCTTGAAGTCCGAAAGAGGGCTCCGCAAATCGCGGCGCAGCTTGGTAGGCGGGTGACAGAAGCCGATGTGGCTCGATTCCTGGCTGAGCAGCAGGGGCAACCTGGCCTAGCCGAATGGTTTATTGGATTGCAAAGCTCCACAGAACGAGATAGACGAAGAAGTGTCGAATACGGGTTGTTCTTAGCCGAAAACGTTGCGGGACTACGTTTATTTTATCCGGAGCTTTACAGTCAAGCGTCTCTTGAGCGCATTGGCTTAATAGAAGGAGAGCCATCATTAGGACCACAGCCCGTAGCCCCGGTAGCTCCTGTAGCCCCGGCCCCGGTGGGGGGTCGTTAATATGATAAATAATCAGACTGAGTATCGGGATCGGGTGGAACGGGGACTTTGTGTGGCATGTAGTAGGGCATTAGATCGAGATGCTGTTATGTGTCAGTCTTGTGCGGATCATAACAGCCAGCTTGTCCGAGATCGAGGTTTTCGGAATAAGTTGCTGGCTTTCGAAGCCTACGGCGGTGCTGTTTGTGCTTGCTGTGGGGAGACAGAGATTGCTTTCCTGACGTTAGACCATGTGAACGGAGATGGAAATAAAAGGAGGGAATTAAAGGGCATAACAGGTGTTCGTTTTTATCGTATCCTTCGTCAGCAGGGATACCCAACTGATCCACCGTTGCAAGTCTTATGTTTTAATTGTAATTCAGGACGAGCGATTAATAACGGTGTTTGCCCACACAAGGAGGTAGTTAGGTAATGGCAGAAAAGAAAGCTTCCGAGACCGCTACCGAGTCGAAACAGGACGCGCCGGATTCCGAGGCCGACCCTAAGGGGAAGGTACAGGATCCACAGGGTTCCGAGGCCGACAAGGTAAAGGCACAGGAGCAGGCGAAACTGGAAGAGAAGGTCAAGGAAGGACTCCTCAAAGATCCAGAGTTCATGAAATCTGTTGTGGCATCTGAGGGTGTGCAAAGCTTGATCCAGCACGAACGGGACACGCAGGTACACCAACAGACTCTTCCAATGAAACAACAGATGGAAGAGATGGAGCGGAAACTGGCGGTGGCCACGAAGGCTAACGATCCAATCCGAGCAAAGTACCAAAAATTAAAGGACGACGGCGAGTACGAGCAGGCTCTGGCATTGTTGGAGAGTAGCCAGCAAGTGTCTGAGGCTGAAACTGCTGCTGAGGAACGGGGTCGCCGCAAGGGGGCTCAAGATATCCTCACCGCCCTTTCGGCGAAGCCTCCATTTCAGGAAATCACGCAGGCGGAGTGGAATGACATCTACGCCGCTGCTGCGGCAGAAGCCAGTAAGCAGGGCCGTAGTTACATTACGGTCGAGGAATATGTGTCTCACGCCACCAACAAGCTTCTAGAGAAAGGGAAAGCGTCGATGTCCACGCAGACTGAGGAGGAACGCAAGAAGGAGATTTCGGAAGAGGTGGATGCGGAACTCAAAAAGCGTGGGATCGAGCGTCGCAAGGAGGATGGCGGTCCGGAAGGTCCGGATGGTGAGATTCCCGGAGGTGACGGGGATTACACCATGGATCAACTCAAGAAAATGTCGAGGGAGCAACTGGCCAAGGTTCCCAAAGAGAAGCGGCACAAGGCAATGGCCAGTAAATAGAAAGGAAGGCAATTAGATGAGCCTAAACAATTTTATTCCAACGCTCTGGGCGATAGAGCTCTTGGAAAACTTAAACGACAAGCACGTTTATGTTGATCTGCTCAACCGAGACTACGAGGGCCAGATCAAGAACGTGGGCGATACGGTCAAGATCAACTCCATCGGTCGGGTGACGATCGCTGCCTATACGAAGAATGGTGCTATCAACGCACCGGAGACATTGGACGACTCTCAGTTGATGCTCGCCATCACCGAGGCGAACTACTACAACTTTGAGATCGACAACATCGACAAGAAGCAACAGCAGCCGAAGCTCATGGGTGACGCCATGAAAGAGGCCGGTTGGGGCCTGTCCGATGTGGCGGACTCCTTCGTTGCGGACCTGCTTGAAGCCGGTGTTGCTACGGCGGCTCCGGATAACACCCTTACGGCGGCAACGGTAGGAACAGGTGCATCCGACTCGGACGCCTACGAACTCCTGGTTGACTTGGGCGTGAAGCTGGATGAGAGCAACTGCCCGGAGGATGGCCGGTGGGTAGTGATTCCGCCCTGGTATCGTGGAATGCTCCTCAAGGATCCGCGATTTGTGTCCTTCGGTACGGACAAGAACCGAGAGAACCTCAAGAACGGACAGATCGGTGAGGCAGCAGGTTTCCTGATCGCCGTGTCAAATAACGTACCGATTAATGGTTCGGCGTACACCGTAATCGCGGGCCACAAGATCGCAGCCTCTTTCGCCGAGCAGATTAACGATCCACAAGGCTTCCAGCCTGAGGGTTCGTTCTCCGACGCGATGAAGGGCCTGCATCTCTACGGCTCAAAAGTGTTGCGACCGTACGCGTTGACTTCCGTAGTCGCTACGGCGGCGTAATCAAGGGAAAAGTAGTAGAAAGGAAAAGATAGCATGGCTACAACGGCAGTTACACCTACACCACTAGTTGTTGATACTGTTTCGGGCGACCTTCCGGCTTCCTCTGGCGTGGTCGCTGACACTCCGGCTGATGGCTGGGTTGTCGCGGCTCCGGTGAGTCCGGATACCGACGTACTTTTGGTGTTCTTGGGGGATGCCGGTGGTGACGCTACCGTGACGGTGTTGGTCGGGGATCGGCCCCCGTCTCATCGGTCGGGGTTACCTCTGGCGTCGTTCGCCTTGGCTGCGCTGGATGTGAAGTATCTTATCGTCGACAAGTCACGATTCTTGCAGGATGATGGGACAATTATCATCACCTGTGTCGACGCTGGGACAAAGCTGTTCGCTCTCACGATTCCCAAGGTGCAGTAGTGTCGGAGCGGAAGTCCAAGCGGCCTCGAAAGCCGAGGTCGCGCAAGAGGGTGGGGCGGGAGTCCGAATCTCCCGCTCCGCCCAAAGAACCTTGGAGGCCACGTCACAGGAAAACGTGGCCAGGAAGGAGGTAATATGGGCTACAAAGATTGGGTGCATCCTGTCAGGACTTACGGCAAAGGCCGCTTCGCTCCTGTGGGTCTGTATCCTTACGTCAAACCCACTGTGGCAATGACGGGCACGGCCATCGCTGGTGGTGTAACAGAGGCAGAGATTGTTGCGGGTGGCGAGACGATCATCCTCACGCTTGTCAACGGGGTGTTCAACAAAAATACCGTAGCTTTCGACGCGGCCCGTCAAGCGATGATTGACGGTATGGACTCAGCCCAAGCTGAGGCGGCTGGCTGGGATGTGGAGGTCAAGGCTAAAGAGGTCGTGGGGGCCATAGTCCGCACGAGCGATACTGTCGTCACGATCACTCTAACGGCGCAGGCCGCTTATGCCGTTACTGCCGATGAGACTATCACCGTTGTTATTCCGGCGGCGTTGATGGAGGGGCAGTTGGAGTCACTGAGCGCTGGAACATTCGTGATAACGGCGGCGTAAGATGGTAAGACCGTCGCGCTATTACAATCACGCACCCTTCGTTGCTATCGGAAACTACAACTTCACCGATGATACGGGGGCGCAAGCAGCTTACACCATTTTCACCGTTACAGGGGATGTTCTGATTCAGACCTTTGGCATCTGCGACATCGCCTGCGAGTCCGGTGGTGTTGCGAAAATCGAATTAGGTGTCTCCGGCGATACGGCAGCGTTCATCGCCCAGGCAACCGCAACGCTATTGATTGCCGATGAGGTCTGGATAGGTGCCACCCCGACCCTAACGAAGGAAATTCTTGACCCGGCTGCTGTCCCTCGGACCTGGATCGTGGCGAATGGTCAGGATGTGATATTCACTATTAGCGCGGTGGATCTCACAGCGGGCGACATCGACTTTTACGCTCTGTGGACCCCGTTGAGCCGCGACGGAGACGTACAAGCTGTATAGGAGGGACATATGACGAACAAACGACGCTACAAGGGTTTCGATTACAACGCAAGGGATCCGAAGCCCGAACCCGGAATGGAGCCCGATTTCAGGGTACAAGAGGTAGCTCCGCCAGAGGAGGAACCCGATGCCGACAGAAATCCGGAAGCGGGGATCGAAGTACGTGGTGAAGCACAAGGGGCCGAAGGGGAAAGTGAAGAGCCACCACTCGACCAAGGCGAAGGCCCAGGCGAGTCAGAGAGCTAGGGCGGCAGGCGCTCGCAAGAAAGGAGGATAGCCGGTGGCTACCAGCGGGTATACGTTTCTGCGCAAATTGGCCCACCGGCTATTCGCTGGTACGGGGCGGCTCCCTGTGGCGAACGGGTCCACAACGGCGGAGGGTACAACTCTAACCCTAATTGATACTCGCGATCTTGCCTACGGCAGTTTTGATGCCAACCTGTTAGACGGCGTATACCTCTATTTGCACCGAACACGGGGAACAGCTACAGCAGGTGGGGCGGCGACTCTAACCACAGATAAAAACTTCGGCTTGAATGCCCTGGCGAATTGGATTATCAAGACGGTGGGGGGCACAGGGAGCGGCCAAATACGTACGGTCGCTTCAAACACGACTGGCGATAACTCAGTTGTTACGGTGTCGGCCAATTGGGACACTCAGCCGGATGCAACCACTGAGTATGAACTCTATCCGGACAATGTAGACCTAAAACGGACCGCCCGTGTGGACGCTGCGGGGTTGGCGGCTGGAACACTAACGTTTTCGCCAGCAATGTCGGCCATCATTGATAGCCAGAGTGACTATAGCTTGGGACTACTCCACTTCAAGCTTCTGACAGAGGCCCTGAATTGGGCATTGAATCAGATGCGCTATTTGGCTATCGGTCCGCTTTCCCTCTTAGCTGATCCCGATATGGAGGACGATGATACGGATTCCTGGACAGGATCAAATGCTAACCTGTCTAAGGTAACCGCAGCGGCCCGCGTGTGGGGCGGACTGCGGGCGCTGTTTGTAGACAATAGCGGTGCAAACGGGTACGCTAAGAGTGCGGCTGCGGTGCCGGTGGATGAGGGGGAATTGATGTTCCTGTCAGCATTGGCACAGGCGTTGGGGACCTCTACGGCTAAGTTGATCCTGTACGATGTGGATAATGCGGCAGCGATATCCCCGTCGCCCACCGCTGACGAAAAGCGGTATATGGAACTTCGATACGAGTACACTATTCCATCCGGTTGCGAAGAAGTCGAGGTTCGCTTGCAAGGAGTGGAAGCTGACGCGGACACTTATTGGGACGATGTGATCCTATTGGGGGCTAACCGCAAACGCCTTCCTCTTCCTATATGGATTGAAGTCCCGGAGGATATAGTGGCAGTGGGATCCTTCCCGTCAGGGTCGGGTGGACCGGATGATTATACTTACAAACTGGAGGAAACGGACTGGAGAGAATGGCCCTATTGGAAACCGGAACGACGGGATCCAAGAGCGGCCACTCCTTTTCACATCCATCTCGATCCCGCTCCCATGGAGCGGTTGTACGTGATAGCTTGGAGGCGATTCCCCGCCCTCACCGGCGATGCAGACACCACTGTGGCCGATGAAACGGCGGTGCTGGCTGGTGCGAGGGTTTATCTTCGAAAACAACTAGCGGAGGGGGCCGTGCTTAACCCCGATCCGGTAATTCTGGCGGGTCTTCTGGCAACACAGGCTGAGGACGAGAAAGCTTGGAATAAGGCCATGGATCGGACAGGTGGTGCCCCCGTGTCCCGGATGCGGGGCTTGCGTAAGTATAGTAAACGATGATACAAGCTCACGCAGCGGGTACAATCAAACTGAATAATGTGCTGTATGATGTCGCTCGTGACGAGAAGGGGGATTTGCAGTACAACCACCGTAGCGGCCCTGTGGAACGTGGTTTGGGCCTGTGGGAACATGTTGCATTTAGGGGTGGCAATGCGGGGATGGGATATGCGGCAGAGGGGCCGGATATTCCGGATCTGGGTTTTTATTACTCTCAAAACTGCATGACCATTCTTCCTAGGTCTATCGGTCCTGGACCTAAAGTTAATGTGTTGTCCGGTGCGGCGACCAAAAATATCCGTGATTTCTTTGAGGAGAAAGCGGACGACGACCAATACTATCTTTACGCTTGTGGGGTGGGGGAAGTAACAAAGATAAAATTGACAGCTACACCTGCATTAGTTGGTGTGGAAACGGCTAGTTTTGAAAGCACTGACAAATTTGGTCGAGCCATTCGAATTGCTGACCTGGAGCAAGCCTTTCAAGCCGACGCATTTCAAGAGGATGCTTTCGTTACTTTTTCATCTGGACAGTGGCTGCTTCCTCCTGATAGCGGAGATCGTATCATAGAGCTAACCAGGGTCCAGGCAGAGCCCACGGCAGACACGTGGAACGTGCGCACTGATGTAAAGGACGGGGCTAGTCATTTTGTTATTGCTGGACGGAATTTCTGGCGAGCAATAGCTAATGGCCGGGGCACGAAGATTAGTGCTTGTGACGTTCTCAATGCTCCAATTCTCGACAATAGTTGGGGCGATAAATTCCCCTTTGGGGAACAGGGAGCAGCGGCAACAGCACTGATGGCGTTACATCGTTTCATCTTTGCCGTGACCCAATCAAATATTTTTGGGGTAACAGAGGACTTTAGCGCGGCGGGCATTGGAGGCGCGGTTAGTTTCTCTGAAATGCTTCCGGATACCGACTTTACAGACGAACAGATCGATGGTGCTCCTGTTACCGGTTTAGGATCGCGGGTGTGGGATGCCTCTCTTATTGTCCCAACTCCATTTGCGCTGTATCGACACGATGTGTCGGTTTATGACCGGATAGGCCCAGACTCTTTTTCTCACAATGATGGTATCGAACCCAACTTGACAGATCAGATACGATTTGGTCGCCATAGAGGGGTGGCCAGCGTCGGAGCGTGGCTGTACAAAATCTATGAAATGCCAGGTGGGGATGGGTTTTATATATTGGCGGGACGTAAGAGAACCCCCGTTGATGGGGGTGTAGAACCGTTGGTGTTGCAGCCCATTGTGTACCGGTTCACGGGAAGAGCCTTAGTTCTGCATCCGGAGAGAAATGGAACGGGTGCCCCCCGCCTATGGTGGGGGCGGCTTACAGGCGGAACTATTGATTTCGAATATATAGACCTCGGCTTAGATGGAGGACCCTATAAGCCAGGGGGGTCGTTTGGGGATGTTAATAAAATAGGTACTTGGTTTGGGAAAGAATTTGACTTGGATGCTCCGGGGACGTTAAAATCCCTGCGTGAGGTGGAGGCTATTCTTGATGGAGGGGACGACGCCAATATTAGCTGGCAACATACGGTTTATCTGGATGGAGGTTTACTTGAATCGATAGGTTCTGGATTTACCGCGACCGGATCAAATACCGAATTTTTTACGTCCCAGAAAAAAGCTCGTAGGATACGCCCCAGTCTAATTTGGGCCACTGGTGGGTCGTATACCGCGTCCGGGAACGTCTCGCGTGTTCGTAGGATTATCTATCGGGGCCATTGGTTACCAGAGGTGGCAGATCATATAGCTGTCTCTGTGGACGTTCTAAAAACGGCCCAACGAAGAGGAGTGTCTCCTAAGAAAGTTCGTGATGAATTGGCCGCGTTGGTGCTTACGAATAACTATGCCTTAGTGGATATTCACGGTTCTAGCGCAGTTCAAGTCATAATAGAGGAAATAGATGCTCGCGAAGGGGGGAATGTAGCAGGACTTGAAGGGCGCGAGATGGTACATTTGGCTTTCGTGGTACATGAGTTGTCTTAGGAGGACAATATGGGAAATGTAAAACACGCGTTTACTAGCGGAAAGGCGGACGGCGGGGATGCCACACAGGTTCGGCCCTCTAACTGGAATGCCGCCCATACGGGCGCTGTGGAGATCTTGGACCGCGATCTTACTCAAGTAGATGTGGCCAATAACGCCGCTGAAACTTCTATATATAGCTTTAGCGTTCCAGCGGGCGTTATGGGAGCGGATGGAGGAGTGAGGTTGAAGCTAGCGGGGGATATGCTATGCAATGTCGCTGGTACGATACGGTTTATAGTCAACTTTGGAGCGACTGAGATACTCGCTACCGGTCTTGCAGACCCGGATAATAGCAACCAACTACAGAAGTGGACAATGGAAGTTGTTATCCTCAATAGTGCTGTTGCCGTTCAGAAGTGCTGGGCTGAGATGGCGATAGTGGAGGGTACGGCTAACTTTGCTGTCATACGAAGTAATCAGGTCGGGATGATGGTCGGTAGAGGTCTCAGTTCTGCTACTGAGGACACATTGGGTGCTCTCGTTTTGGAGGTCACTGTCAATTGGTCAGTTGCTAGTGCCAATCTGTCCTTCCGCAAAGAGATGGCCTTGCTGGAGTTGATCCCGGCAGCTTAATATGGCTATTCCGGAAGAACGACTTAAGAAACTAGAAAAACAGATGGGTATGCTTACTACCCATCCGGTTTTTTCTAAGTTTCTTCAAGGAGGTCCTTTTGCCATTCCAGAGAGTGGGATGTTGTTGGGGGGGCGTCGCATTGTGGGAGGAGACCCCACAGATGGGCAGAGCCTCCTGTGGAACGCCATCCTGGAACGATTTGAACCGCAGGACATACCTGCCATCGGCGGACCTCCTAGCGGTACGGCAGGCGGCGAGCTAGGCGGCACTTATCCCAATCCTACTGTGAATGCGACTCACTCCGGTTCCCCGCATCACACCAAGTACACCGGTGCTGAGGCCATCGCTGCTGTAGAGGGGGAGGCCACGCTCAACCTGACAGGCGATGTCACTATACCTGCGGGTAAGTCGCTTGCCACTGGGGGTATCGAGTTCCCCGATGCGGGGGCGCTGACCGTTAGCGCAGGCGTGATTACTGCCACCGGCACTTTCCACTCCATCATCCCAGAGTCGGGCACCAGCGATGAAATAGATACCATCAATGGCGGCTCGGATGGGATGGTTCTGATCCTACGCCCCGATCTTGATACCCACCTCATTGACCTCAAGCACGGGACGGGAAACATCGAGATTCAGGGCGAAACAGATATACGGCTCTCGAATACAGAAGAGGTAGCTTGGCTGGTCTACGACGGGACGCTCTCTAAGTGGCTCGTCTCCAACCCTGGTACAGCGGCACACACCCACGCATCCGCGACTACCGGTGGCATTATGGCCAACCCACGGCTTACCGGCTACCTACAGCTTGCTGAGGATGCGGGAGCGCCGAGCCCATCGGCCAATACGATCAGGCTGGTAGCTCTAGACGATGGTGGTGTCACCAAACTCTACTACCGAGCCAGTGACGGAACAGTTTACGGCCCCCTTGTGGGGTACACGGACGCCGAGGCCCGTGCGGCTGCAAAACGTGAGACACACATTACGCTTGCTCATTCAATATCAGGAGTAGCCTTTTCCAGTTAAGGAGGGAAAGCAATGAAGAGGAACGATGTAGTCATAAGGCGGCCCTTCAACGAGGCCGTTCAACTTGAGCTAATGGCGGCCCGCCTGGATGCGATGCTTGGCGAGTTGGGCCTACGCCCTATGGGTGGCGGTGCGGCGGGGGCTTGGGTGTTCACGAACGGAGGACGAACCAGCCTGCTAGACGGCCTGTTCGACATCGACACCGACACGTGGAAGATGGCGCTGTTCCTCAGCACATCGAACATCGGGCCGGCTTCGACGACCTACGCGGGCGTGACGAACGAGCACGCGGCCGCCAACGGCTACACGGCCGGCGGCGAATCCATCGCGCTGACGCTATCTGGCACGACGACCGTGAAGGTAGACATCACTACCGACCCCGTGTGGACGGCTGCCGGCGGGGACATCGTGGCTCGCTTCGCGGTGATCTACGAGGTCGCCGGAAACGTATTGTGCTACTGCCTGCTCGATGACACCCCCGCTGATGTCACCGCGACGGACGGAAACACGCTCACCGTGGCAGCCCACGCAAGCGGAGTCTTCACCCTAGCGTAGAGAGAACAGCTAGTGGCCAACCCAGCAGCAGAGGCCCGCGCCAAGGGGACTAAGTGCCCAAGAAGATAGTCCTGTCGCCTGAGATACGGGCCGACTTCGACTTCCTATCCAATACCTTCATCTCGAAGGACAAGGAGCCGGAGGTGGAGGTCGGCGACATCAAGCTGGCCAACTTCGAGCCCCAGGTCAAGATCAAACGCTGGGGCAACGAGGCCAACTTCTCCATCCGGCTCTTGGACGCGGCTCCCGGTCAGGCGACTCTGGCCGTAGACAAGGAGAAGGTCGTCTGGGCCAAGGGCGACCGTGAGGCCCATTTCTACGCACAGGGCTTCGGCGTGGACAACGGTGCGTTCGAGCTTGAGGTCGTACTGCTCTCCAAGCCCACCAGCAACGTCATATCCTTCTCCATCCAGAGCAAGCTGCTCAAGTTCCTCTACCAACCACCGCTGACTCAACAAGAAGTGGATGCAGGTGTCAGTCGCCCTGAGAAGGTAGTTGGCTCCTATGCCGTCTACCATGCCACCAGGGGGAACATGCACCCCAGCGAAGCCGAGGCCGCCAAATACAAGGTTGGAAAGGCGTTCCACATCTACCGACCAAGGGTGACGGACGCCGTAGGTAAGGAGACCTGGGCGGCATTGAGCATAGACGAACAAGCGGGCACTCTGGCAATCACTATTGACCAGGGTTGGCTAGACGCTGCGTCCTATCCTGTCAGCATTGACCCAACCTTCGGTTATACGACCAAAGGAAGTTCAGGGACTATCGGCACCGCTAACTACATCCAGGCCGGCAAATTCGCGGCTTCTGAGGCGGGGACAGTGACCAGCATGACGGCAGCAGTTTTCGCCAAGGTTACAAGCGGAAACATCAAGTACGCACTTTACAAGAACTCTGACAAGTCACTGGTAGGCGATACAGAAGAGTGGACTGTAACAAGTGCCTACGACGATTGGAAGACACTGGACATTATTTCAGGGGGGGCCATCACTGCAACGGATTATGACTTAGCGTTCTGGCCTAGCGGCGAGGACGAGCTGTGGTACGACGCAAGTGGTGGAACCACTTACTATGATGACCAGGCTTACGATGGTTGGCCTGACCCCTATGCCCAAACAGCTTGGAGCACCCCCAGATTTTCCATCTACTGCACCTACACGGCGGGCGGGGGAATCACCGTCACCCCAACGACTCTAGCTCTAATCCTTTCTGAGTTCGCCCCAACGGTTACGACACCCCGACTTGTCACACCGTCAACCTTAGCTCTAATCCTTTCTGAGTTCGCGCCAACTGTAACCGCCACTGCTAACCGGCTTGTCACGCCCCCGACCCTGGCCCTGACGTTAGCCACCTTCGCGCCGACAGCAACGGCTACCGAGAATCAGCTTGTTACGCCCCCAGTCCTTGCGCTGATTCTTTCCGAGTTCGCGCCAACCGTCACGGCGACTGGTAATGTAGTCGTTACCCCCTCAACACTGGCCCTAACCCTGGCCGCGTTCGCGCCCACCGTTGCCACGCCACGGCTTGTTATACCACCAACGCTGGCCCTAGTATTGACCAAGTTTGCCCCTACCATTGAGATAGGGGTCGTCATTGTTCCAACAACGCTCGCCCTGAATCTTTCCACATTCGCTCCCACTGTTGCTGCACCGCGATTGGTTACCCCGACAACGTTGGCTCTACTCCTCACCGAGTTTGCACCAACAGTTACGGTCGGCGGGGTCATCGCGTACACTTCTTATGGAGGTCCGTTCCTCTACACAGCAGCAAACTGGAACGCCGCAGTAGAGTTTTTCCTGGAGGTCTACCTCAAGGCAATAGCGGGTACGGTTCGGGCACGGCTTTACAATGACACTGACGCAACCGTTGTCGCTGACTCAGGGCTTAGTACTGCGGCAACTTCATATACACGCCTACGGTCCAGCGCCTTGTCCCTCACGGATGGCAAGATATACCTAGTGCAGTTTGGCACGGAGTCTGTTGCCAACGGTGAGTTCAAGGCAGGGAAGCTCATCGCCGTTTAAGGGTTAGTAGCCAGAAGGAGGTAGTCATGGAGAATGAAGCGCTTATAGGACTAGCCGGTGCAGGCATAGTCTGGTCGCTGGTGGGTGTCCTTAGAAGGACGTTTGCTATATCAGATCGGTTTACACCTCTCCTGGCTCTGGCGACCGGTATAGCCTGGAATGTGGGCCTCAAGGGAGCCGAAGTCTCGGACGCTACCTGGGGCGTCGCAATCATTTTTGGTGTGCTGGGTGGTCTAGCTGCTACAGGTTTTGAAAGCGGCAAGAAGAATGTGGTGGATGGTTAGAGTGTTCCAGTCGTTCAAGAGCCATAAGGACAACCCTGGTCCTCAAGGCACTGAGCCCCCTCCATTGGAGGGTGATGACCCCTTTGTGGGGATGCACTCCTCGTTGTGGAAGTTCCTGCTACACCTAGACAAGAGGCAGGCCGTCACCGATGAGCGTGTGCTATTCCTTCTGAGGTACATTATGCCTATCATTGTGGGCATTGAGCTAATGATATTGGGCTACCTCATAGGGAGCTAATATGAGATTTATCTGGCCGCTCGACGACCACTACATCACCCGCGACTTCTATTATAAGGCTTCCATCTACATCGGAGGCCAACACGCCGCCGTTGATTTGGTGAGACTACAAGGCGACACGGCAGGGAGAGAGGTCCGGGTTGTGGCGGATGGTGTTGTTGTAGGGGATGGCTTTGACACAATCAGTGGTCATCACATTATCCTGGCGCATAAAGATGGATGGCGCAGCACCTATCGCCACCTAGTGGCAGATGCGCCTCCGGTTGTAGGCCAGCACATAGCACAGGGTGAGGTTATCGGTAACGTGGGCTCCACGGGATGGTCCACAGGCCCACACCTGCACCTCGACCTCTGGCATAAGGAGAGAAAAGACGACACAGCCTTTAGCAAGAGCGGCTGGTGGGCACACGATCCAGAATTGTATCTAGGAAAGGAAGAAGAGGACGATATGCCATTAAACCAAGAAGACTTGGATGCCATCAATAGGATTGTGGAGCGCCAGGTCAAGCAACGCATCGACGACTACCTCCTGCCGAAGATGGAAGAGAAGCTCGACGAGCGGGGCCTTGTAGTCGGCGGCTCCGGTGGCGCGGGCTTGACTACCGAGGAGACTATCGAGGCGAATCAGGAAGCGACTAGGCGGGGAACGGGCTAGAAAGACGAGTGTAAATGAGAATGGTCCCAGCCCCTCTCCCCTGCTCCGGAGAGGTGGGGTTTATCTCCCATTTACTCCTGTGACTCCCGTGGTGATCTAGAGCCGGGGCCTAGTAGCAGCATGGCCACGCTAGCCAGCGCCTCTTCCAGCCTATCGTACCTGTGAATCTGTGGGTGCCTGAGCATGGCACTTGTGGCCTCTATCAGCCCGTTTCCCCACATAACCACAGGCTTATCAAACGCTAGCGTATATCCTACTTCCATGTTAGTCCCAGTAGAATCGGCATAGTAGTGGGCCAGTACTGCGGCAGACTGCTTTACAGCTAGTAAGTTAATGAGAGCCACCGAGTGGGAAGAGGCGTAAGCTTTGGTACCTCCTGCCCAGGCTGCGGCAGGATCGTATACGTCGATTCCCAGGTCTTGAAGATATTTGGTGGCGCGGGCGCGATAGACCTTGTTCTCCTGCACGTCCTTTTTGATGGGACCGGCGAGGTACACGAACACTAGCTTCCTCCGTACTCATTCTCTTCCATGTGGATGATCGAACCGAAACCAGTGGAAACCCAAGTAACGGGAACTCCTAGTTCTTCCTCTACTTCATGGATTCTACGGAAGGCATCGGGATCGAGGACAGTTTTATTGGCTAAGTCGGGACGCCAGTAATCGAAGAACGTTAGGACGATGTGATCGGGTCGGCATGCTGCCACAGCAGCCCTGGCCAACTCCGGATCCCATCGCCCCACACGGCGGAGCCTATTGGTCACCGTGGTGTATTCGGGCTGGATATATCCTCCGCTCTCTTCCTTTAGCTTATCCCATGTGACCTCAAATCGAAGGGGTCCAGAATTACCGGCCACACGGATGGGATGGGTGCGCAAGACCAGGATAGTCTGTATCGGTCCGGCTAGCGGAACGCCTGCATCGTTCAGGGCGGCTCCTGGCGTCACATCCCGACTGGTACAATAAGGATAGTGCCCCGACCGGGTGAGACTGAGCCCGAACCCCTGTGCCGTCTCTATGAGAATGTCGTCTCCACGACTATCTAAGCCGTTGGCAAGATCGGCTACGTCCGCGAGGTAAGGATAGAGTGCAGATATGTCGCGGGCAATCTTTCCCGTACGCAGGACCCTATCGGCGGTGGCCCCGGCCACGCCCTTTTTGGTTGTCCCGAAGTCGGGCCGCACTAAGTCGCGGTGCTTCTGCTCTATGATAGCGCACATCGGGTCAATATAGAATCGACCTTTCACGTCGTATCCGACGCTCCTCAGCCATGGAAGTTCTTCATTGAGCAGGTAGTCCGGATCGACCACAGCGCCAGGACCGAGCGCCAAAATCGCACGTCTGTTATTGATCGCGCAAGGAACATGGCGGGCCTTGAACACCGTCCCGTCCGGGAGTTTCATAGAATGACCAGCATTGGCCCCTCCTGTGCGAATCACCAACAGCTTGCCTTCTTGTCGTCGAGGATCGGTTAACCATGCTACGAAAGAACCCTTTCCTTCGCTTCCTGTCTGACCACCTATCACAATCGTTATCATTTGTGTCCTCCTATGTTAGATCGATCATAAGTCGAAGTGCCGTCGCTGCGATCTGAGACGCTTCCTGGCGTACTCGGAGATAGTGTCGCTGGTCCGGTTTCTTCTTAATTTCAGTCCAAAGCTCGTCTACCTCCTCTAGGAGTATTGCATAAGCTTGATGCATACTGCGCATCGTAGGGAACTGAGCCTGCGCATCGTTTAAATCAGCTACTACCCGTTCCAGGGCCTCACCTCTATTCATATAGTCACCTCCTGTGGTAGTTCCTTACCCCATCGTTTCCGGTGCCAGGAATTAACAAACAGCGGACATCGCCAGCCTCCTTCCGGCCCTATAGCCTCTAGCATCTTCTGGATTTCTGGCATGTACTCTAATTCATCTTTAGGCCCCTCAGTCATGATCTCGTCATGCAACTGGTGAACAATGCGGGTCTTCATCCCCTCTTTTTTGAATATGGCTCTCGTCTTGAGGATGCCCTCTTTGATGATCTCAGCCACGCCCGTTTGAATGAGAAGATTAAGCGCCTTATGAGCTTCGTCTCGATCAGGGTTGAAATAGATTCGTCGTCCGTTCCACAAGACAAGGTGACCCCGTTCTACGATCGTTCGTTCGGCCTTCCGGCTTATCCATTGGATCTTAGGATACTTCCGTCGATAGTCTTTAAGCCACTTGTCTGTATCGGCCTCATCAACCCATTCTAGGAGTTCTTCCGTGAGGACCTGCGCCAGATGCGAACGTCCAATGCTATAGATCGTACCTAAATCGATCCGTTTAGCTCGATATTTTTCCTTGGGGTTATTGGGATCCCAACCAAGACTGCGACAGACCATCGCATGAATGTCACCCTCACGGCTGCGTAGTTCATCGAGCATGCGGGTTTCGTTAGCATAGTGCGCTACGAGTCGAACCTCAGCTTGAGAAATATCGTATCCAGCAAGCTCATTGTCCCCTCCCGCCATAAATAGAGAGCGCAAGTGGTAGCGCTCGTCGTCTGTCGGAACCTGTTGCAGATTTGGCTGCGAACATCGGAGCCGTAAGGTTCGGGTGAATCCCGATCCTCGCTTCCTCCCCGTGGAGGCGTCTGTACCCCAACTGGCCCGTACTCGTCCGTTTCCCCGTCGCGCCGACTGCAACCAGCCTCTCTTACTCCGGGATTCCAGGAACGTGTCTGAGGTCTTGCTCCACAGGCGGTGCTCCAAGACCCGTTCCACAGCGGCAGCGGCGTCAGGATTCCCCTTGGAGAACATCCGAAGTATCCAGTCCTCTGTATTAGGGATGTCCATCTTATGGAACTCAGTGAAGTAGCGCATCAACTGGGTCGGAGAGGTAAGTAGTAACCCAGGTCGCCACTCGTCCCAAAAGCTCTTTTGGATTTCCACCTGCCGGTGGCGTGCCCAATCTAAGAGCTTCTCTGCCAACTCAATATCAAATCCTATCCCCTCCCATTGTAGCTCCCCTAGGAAGATAGCCCATTCCATCTCTTGTTTGAGAAGGCGAGGGTAGGGGTCACCTCGCGCTAGGATTCTAGGCTCCAAAAACTCTCGCAGTCGCCATGCAAAGGCTACATCGTCTTCGGCTTTAGGTTGGATAATCTCTAATGGCGTGTGGGGTGCGAAGCCATCCTTGCCCTTGAAGCCCTCACGCCACTTCTCCCATTTACGGGCAGATCGTTCCATCCCATCGTCGTTGAGGAGTAAGGTGCATAAGACGCTAAGCTTGTACCCCGCGAGACTGTCGTTGAAAAGAAGAGCGCCATTGAGCGTGTCCCACACACGGGCATTGGTAAGATCCAGGCCCTCAGCCAGGAGAAAGAGAAGGTCGAAGGAACCAATGTTATGCCCCACCAATTCGGTGTCCAGTAGGGGCTGTAGCAGCTTGATGGATTTCTCTGGCAGATTCGGCACCGCACCATGCATTCGCCACGCAACTGAGAAGGCACCTTCGGCGGGGTGGTACATAGAAGCCATACACATCCGGTTGCCCTCAGCCGGGTAAAGGCCGTCTGTCTCCAAGTCAAACGCCACAGCGGGGTGGCGGGCCAGAGAAGCCACCACGTCCCGAAGCTGGTCAGGGGAGGTTATTAGCAATTCGGCATCTCACACGGGGCGCGTTTATGGCAGGCTAGTACCCATTGCACTATGTCACCGCTAGGTACGTTACCAGGGAAGAAACGACGTGCCTCACGGTTGGCACCGTGTTGTGCCCAAAATCCAATCAGGTGAGCGCTAGTCCAGTATAAGAACCAGCATCCGTTCGGTAGAACCGTTTTGTATGGATTGTGCCACTTATTGAGGTCCATAGAACTTTGACTCCTCGTAGAAGAATCGTATAGTGCTTAGCATGGACTTCCACCACCATCTAAAGTCTGTGTCGATGGGAGCGAACGCTAGCCTGTGAATCTCTTGATCCTCGTAGCCATGAGTGAAGAGGATGTATGTCCCTCGTATGGCTACCACGTCAATGTAGTAAAAGGGCTCCAATCCGCTGTTGAGGAGTCGTTTTTGCACCATCCACCGTGTGTACTCGTCACGACTATAGACAGCATAAGCCCTGTCGGGGGTGTAGTCATTAGGGATACTTATCATAGGGCTTTTACTTTCTCCGCGTGAGGGCAGACTCCATTTAGAACTCACTCTGTTGATCTTCCTTGGTTCCGGGAAGCATGACCATCTTTGCTGCGCCCATCTTCTTCGTAACCACCTGCCCTTTCTTCTCCAGGTTCGAGACCACACGGTGAACCTGTATGTCAGTTGTCTCTACCCGGCGGGCCAACTCTGCTTGGCTGATAGTCTCTTCCGCGATCTTTAGCTGATGCAGTATCTTCCTCTCCAGGCTGGCCGCTTCCACCTGGATTTCGAATTTGCTGGTGTCCTTACCATAGATTAGAGCTAATGGGTCTAGCGATTCTGGACCCTCTTTGCTGGCATACTCCAACTCTATGTGGTGGTGTTCTCGGTCCTCTTTATCCGCGGAGGTTTGACGTGTCAATCGCCATGCGGGATCCAGCGATGCCCCTGTGAACACGGAACCCCAGGGCGATATGCGGATGTTGTCCGGTCTTGATGCGGCTGACTTGGCTGTATGGTGGACAATCATGAAAGCAGTCTTGCGACTGATGGCTAGATCCGTTAGGCCATCCAAGAACACCTGACTACCCGCGCCCCAATCTTTCGGATCAAATCCGGCTTTGTGCATGGTGTCCACAACCGTTAGCACGACCGGTTGCCCATAGGTCTGTTCCATTCGGTCTAGGTCCTCCGCCAGCCAGCGTTTCCACTCCCTCACGTTGTAATTTAGCCCGGAATCCGCCCATTCAAACGGGATATCTAGGGACCGGTTTCCGTCCCTGTAGTACGCAAGGATGTTACCTAGTCGGAGTTTCAATCGCCGTGCCCTGCGGTCGTCTAAGTTGAAGTAAAGAACGGGGCCATGTATCAAAACCGGCTGACCCCAAAACTGAGTTGCCTCCGGACAGGCAATCGCCGTTAAGAGTTGAAGGATAGCCCAGCTTTTGCGAGAGGAAGGTTCACCTACCACCGTCCCCACCGCGTCCGAGTACAAGTATGGACTTACGATCCACAACACCTCATCGTCCACCCCTTCCAGGTTTGATATGTGGTGTGTCGTCCATCTTTGCCCTCCTGTGGCGTGAATCTTGGGTATGGTCCGTAGAATGTCCTCCCACAGGCGCTCCGGTGTATCGAACTTCTGATTGGCGCTGTGGGAAGCGATGTTATAAGCGTCCTTGGGGGATCCGCCTTTTTCTAGGACGGAGGCCACCAGACTGTACAGAGCAGCTGACCGGTCTTCCTGTTCCTTGATGAATCCCTCGGCCACAGTGTCAGTCGGCACTTGAAGCTGGCCCAGTAGGTATAGGGCGTGTTCTCTCGTACCCCCATCGGGTAGGCCGGGAGTTTCGACGGGAGTTACGGGGGTGACCGGTACGGCAATCCGTAGGTCCTCCGGCTGGTAGGGGGCGGTCTTGTCCTCCTCCTCAAGCCACAGGAGCTTGACGGGGTAAGGTGGGTCATGCTTGAGGTTGAACGTCCCTGGCACCCTGTGGACCTGTGTGATATCCTTATCGGAAGGATCGGCCCCGAATCTCTGTGCTAGTCCTGCGCATAGCTGCTCGGTTTCCTCTTTGGATACAGCTTCGGCTAAGAGCCACACAGCCTGGAACCGGCCCTCCGAGGTTTGAATCACTACATGAGGCCGTGGGTCCCAATCGTACGGATTAGCGTCAGGTCCATCGTGATCGATCCACACCATTCGTGTAGGCAGGACGTTCGTTTTGGTGGCTTTCCGCTTTCCATATCGGGTGAGTCCCACCCACACATGGTGGTCCTCTCGTAATGCATCTATCTCCGGTTCCGTACCCCCTGTATACCAATACTGGGTTACTTTACCCTCCCGATCCTTGGCGAGGATGTAAAGTAACCCAGCTTGCGGGCTGTGCTCACGCAGCCAGTCAAAAAACCGGCGCTCTTCGGGGTGCGCCATTATCAGAGCGGGCTAGAAGTCGTCTTTGGAAGTCTTTTTGGCCTTCTTGGCCGGCTTTCCGGCCTTCTTTCCGGTCTTCGGCCTCTTATTGGAGCCTTTCGTCTCTTCCATCTCGTCCATGCTTAATTGTGGCAGGTCACCCTCGTACGCCTTGATGGCGGTTACGTTGGCCTGTTTCCTGCCTTCGAAGATGCGCTGGGCGACGGCCAGCGTGACCATTCTCCCACAGACGACCTCGGCCACGATCTCCGCCATATCCTCTTCGGTGTCATAGCTTGTTTTGGAAACTTCCTCGGCGTAATCGCCACCGTCGTTCATCGCCGCTTTGATCGACTTGTACCAACCTCCGGGCATATTGACGCTCTTTGGCAAGAGACTGGCAACATTCCATAAACGGCGGTTCTTCTGCTCGCCCTCAGCGACCACGAAGGTCCAGTTGATGTAGGCGTTGCCGTGTTCTTGTGAGTATTTTAGTTCCAACGCTTCGACCACACAGCCGTAAATCCCAGGCGGTATGGCTTCGAACTCGTCGGGCGCGTCTCTGTCGTGTCCAGGTGGTGTATAAGACAACGTTCTTCTCCTTGCTATGGCCTCGTCACGGTAACGACCACTTTGCGTACGCTTCCACCAGTCACTTGGGTTTGCGTACGGATCGCTTAGACTTGGCTGGCGTTTTCTTTTCTTCCTTTGGCGCATTGTCTTTGAGGAACTGTATCAGTCCTGGAAAGTCAGTATCGGTCACCCCCTGTCTGCCTGTCTCCATCGTGAATACGCCGTTTCGGTCCTTGCAGACGATAACTCCGGATGGAGAATAGAAACGGAGCTTTCGGTACTGCGTAATGTTCTCTTTGTCGTCCTCTTCCTCGACCACGCTCATATAGCCGATCATATCCATGTAGTCGCGAGCCTGACGGCTGATGCTGGCGGGGAGGCTAGGACGGTAGCGCCGATCCTGGTCGTCGGGATCCCGCACCCCACAGATGAGAATGACCGGTATAGGCAGGTCCCGGAAGCGGCGCAGTACCTTGCCCAGCTTAAGCGTCACACGCCCATGGTCCCGCAACTCGGCAGCGTCGGTGAGCCGGTTTCCATCCCGTGTCTCAGCCTCGTCGATTACCGATTCTAAGCACTTGGCCGCGAGGTCTGTATAGGAGTCTATGGTCACGCAGGGGTACTCTTTAGGGTGCGCGACTAGATGATCATAGACCTCCTCCCACTCATCGAACTCCGTTATGTCCCAAACAGGGACCTTTATATGGGCGGAGACGAGGGTTGTCTCACCCTGCTCTACGTTGATAAAGAGTCCGCCGCTAGTCCCCGCGAAGTGGGTCTTGCCTGCTCCGTTTGGACCGTACAGGAGCATGTTTAGCGGGGGCAGTACGTCTCCGGCAACATGGATTTTCGGATGAGCCATCCGTTTTCTCCTTAGGTGTGTATTTATTGAACAGCTTCCGAAGTAGTCGCTTCGTCCGCTGGTGTCGGTGTGCGCCGACTATGCCGCAGGTCATTCGACCTCCAGCAACTCTAGTTGCTTCTCTACGATAAACTTCTCCTCTCGCTCGGCCTCCATATCCAGGCCCTCTAGTTCGCCTTTGCACATCACCATAAATGCGCAATCCCACTGACAGTCCTTTGTGGGGTTGCGGTAGGCGAGGATTGGGCGAGCACGAGCTTCTTCCATTTCGGAAATCTCGGCCTCCACAGCGGGCATAAACCTATCCATCTCCGCGCTGCTCCGGTAGACCTTTAGCCTGTGGAACCACTTCTTGGCCCGGAGTTTCTGGATGAAGTCCTCGTACTTGGCGTCCCCCTGTCCAGGCGAACCCTTGAACGCGGCCTCATAGTCCTCCGCTGTGCAGGTGAGATTCTTGGAGGCTACAGATAGGGTGCCGTCCTTGTTTACGATCGGTTCGTGTGGGACCTGCTTGAGGAGGAAGTTGTAGAGCATACCCCGGATTTGGGGCGGCGGACCGACTTGGGCGATCGGCACAAGCTTGCCATCACGCAATACCCAGCCCTTGCCCTCGGCCAGCTGGCCGAACATCCAGGTATAGGTACTGGCTTGATCGTCAAGCTCCAACCATGCAGCCTCCTGGTCAATCTGCGCTGTGGTCTTGTGTTCGAATAGCCACGCATCGTTGCTCTTATCAATCAACAGGCCGTCGGCGCGGAGTGTAAGGCGGATTCCCTTGGCTAGGGGCACCTCGGCATAGAACTCCGTCTCGACAACCTCGAAATCATCGTACTTGGGAGCCCATTTGAGATAGTGGTTGAGCATCCCCAAGGCCAACTCCGCGTCTTCGTTGAACGCGTCGCGGTCCGCCCCGTCCATCTGGTTGTAGCCAAGACGCTGGCGTTCCATGAAGAAAAAGCGGTTTATGGCTTCCATGGCACGGGCGGGGTCTGGAGGGTGCTGCAGGTAATAGGCTTCCAATCCATTGTGGACGGCGGTGCCGACCCACAGGGGTGAACTGCGGCGGATTGGCTCTAGCCCCTCGACGTAGCTATACTGCCACTTTCGGCGGCACCTTTTGAATGTCCGTCGCTCTGTGGTCCTGACTTTCAGCATATTCAATTCTCCCTGGTGAGGAGGGGGGTGGAGACGACCTGGAGGATCCGCCATGAAGCCTGAGGCAGTCCCCACTCCCCCATGGGAGGGGGAACAGGACCCGCTGGCCTGCTATAGTCGGCAGGTCCCGCTCCCCCATGCGCCGGGTTAGTGGGCCTTTTCCTTCATGGCCGCGCATAGCTCCTTGTTGTCCGTGAGGACCTTAGGAAGCTTCGCGTCCTTGTCGCCCTTGCTGATCTTGCGGAGTATTCCGTAGATCCGCGCGTCGTGTCCGGGCTGGAAGTTAGCGAAGGTTGTGCCTCCACAACCACAGTGGCAGTCGTGCAGTACCTTCTCCTTCTTCTCCCGCGCCTTGGCCTTAGGCTTCTTGGTAGCGGTTGCCATCTCTCTCACCTCCTTTCTTAATCGGTCTAGATCGTCGTCATGACTGTGTTTGTCTACCTTACGGGGTCGAATGACTTCGCGCGTTTCGGGATCCCGCTCAGCGGCATGGGCATGCCGATTCCGCGACTGTCCACTCTTGCGATGCTCCGTTTCTATGTGCCGTACCATGAGCAGGAGGTCTATAGTCCATGGCCATTCAAGTAGTAGCTCGGTTTGGCGTTTTACGAGTGCCCACAAGTCGTCATCGTTCAGGCTTTGGGACACGTCCTTTGGGAGAGCGGATCGTAACTGGCCCAAGCTCTCTATGCGCTTGTTCTCACACGCTTGGAGAACGTGCCCAAGGGGAGAGGTAGGCCGGTATGGGCCGTCAGGCCCCATGAGTTCGACAATCCGGGCGCTTTCTGTGGGGGAGGGTGTCCGGTCGAGCGCATCCTGCGCGTCCTTCTCGGACTCAAATCTTTTGGCCTCTTTACGCTCCGTGGACCCTAGCACCAATTCGCTCCGACGGCTAAGAGCGGTGACGTAGAACTGTCCCTGTCCTGTCTCTTGTGCGATGATATGTGCCATACTCCCCGATCTCCTTGAACCCCATTATAACACGGCCTCTAGGTCGCTGTCAACCATATCCACTTCATTCGTCTTAGTTTATCTCTACTTGACAGCCTACCCACTATAGTTTATAATAGAAATAGAGACTGACGATTAGAACGGTCTCCCTGGTCAGGCGGAGTCCTAGTGGTCGAGGACTCCGCCTCTTTTCTATTCCCTTTTAGCCACTCGCTCTCCTCCTGAATGTAGAAACGAATGTTTTGACCGCCCGGACGCCTCGCTTCCAGAACAAGGACGGGGCCTTTGCCCACATGGGCTGCGCATCGCTCCGCCTGCTCCCAGGCGGCATGGAGCCAGTCGGGTAAAGACGCCCAAGATTTGAGTTCGAACGCCTTTTCTTCCGTTTCAACGTCTGGTGTCCCTTCTATCCCTGTGGAGGGATTCCGCTTTCCGCCTACGATCTTAGCTAACCGACGCTCGGCTTCACGCGATCGTTTGAGTGCTCGTGCACGGGTCATCTCATCACCTCAAATGGAAGTTGCGTAAGGGCGTCCGAGGGTTGTATGACTATCTTTTCGAACCCCTCAGCGTATCCATAGGGGGTATCAAACGTCCTCTCTTTCCCGCAGAATTTGCACCTAGCTCCAGAGACGGGGCCAGCGGGCGTGTCGATCATCCACCAATGTTTGCATGGTTCATTGCCATTGGCAATATGGCCAAGGGCTTGTCCTTGTTCCTTCACGGCTCAACTCCCAGGCTGCGAGGGTATTGTTGGCATCATCCTTCAACCATTCCCTTCCGTACCCATGTGCCTCATCCACTTGGAACAGTCCGATGTAGGGGTTCCTATCATCGTAGGCCCACGGGTCTTGACCTAGTGTTGACTCGCACCATGCTACGCCTATCCAGTAGTCGCATCCTTGGGGCCAGGGGTAGGCACAGATGGTGCTAATAACGCTTTCCTCTCGTCGTGCGCCTCCATACTGAGGTTCCAGTACCGTTTGTACTGTATCGAGGACTCCGTCCAAGGCCCCAAGCCCTTCCTCTCCATCACTATCAGTGACCTGGGAGGTAGGAGCAGGTGTACCTCCCTGTGCTTGCAGGTGAGCCTGTGTATGAAGTCGAACATCTAAGGTTTCCTGCAAATGAGGTATACTAGCAGTATAGTTACTACGCTCAACTGCCAGATTATCAGGGCTTCTGCCACGCTCATCGTTTCCTCCTGTGGTCAACAGCAGCCCTACGACTGCTATCACTAACCATCGGATTGGTCAACCTCCTCTTTGATGGCGGCACGGGCAGCGACACACGCAGGACTACACTCCTTGTCGAGTTTGTGAAAGACGCCGCATCCGAAGAAGTGGTCAGATTCGCCCAGCCTGAACAGCCCCAGCGCCGCCACCAGTTCCCCCTCACGGGCTAGTAGTTCTTTCGCAGCTTGTGAAGTGTCAGCAAGAGCGTGGAATGCTTCACCATAGGCGTCAGCCTGTTCCTGCGCAGAAACTACGAATACGCGCTTTGGTGGCGTGTCACAGCCTGGAACCAAAGCAGGGCTGTAGTCCATCATCCTTCGTAACGCCTTCGCCAACACCGCCTCATGCTCCTCGCATTTCGTCATGGGCTGGGCCAGGAACCGGCAGGCGTCGCAGTCACACGGGCCGTCGCTACCTCTGGCGTTATGCCCTCGACACATCTCCTCTAGCAGCCTTCGTGCCTCGCTCATCGGGGCTCCTTTTCAACCATAACACCCCAGTGGAACAGGTCGTGCTCCCCTACCCGAAACTGCTCAACATCAAAATCTTTGTGGGCGTCCCGTCTGAGAAAACTACTCGACTCATATAGAACACAACCATCCTTCAGTGTCACAAACTCTTCATCTCCTGCAAGGTTGTCTGTAAAGTAGTACACGATGTCATCGCCGACACCAAGCCACGCGTAAGCCGGAGTTCCCCGTCTATCCACTACGACCCACTCATACGACTCCCAATACAATCCGCAAGCTCTGCGATTCTCTCCACCCAGGAGCAACGGCTCAGGGGGCGGCACAGGAGTCGGCGACGCTGTTACCGTTGGGGCGGGCTCCGAATCACCAGTCGCCGTTGCTCCTGGGATCACTCCAACAAGTGCGAGCACGAGAAAGGCAACCACCGCTGCTACAACCAAGACCGTTATGCCGACGGCTACAAAGTCTCCCTTGGTGTACTCGCTTATCGATTTCAAGTCTCTTTCAGATTTATTACTACTCATGACTTCTCCCCCTCTTTCTCGCGCAGCTCTGCCAGCGCCTTGTAGCGAGCGAGGTCGGCGTCCATATCACGGGCCATGCCTTCGCACATCTGTAGCCGCTGCACTTCTTCTTGTGCCTCTGCTAGGCTTTGTTCACGCTCCTTCACCTGCTCCTGTAGGCGGTCAGCACGCTCCTTCATACAGCGATAAACAGCAAAGGCTCGCTGGTAACATTCCCAATAGGTCTTCCGCTCACGCTCGGCCTCCTTCACCTGCTCCTGTAGGCGGGCGTTCTCGGCCTGCGCCTCCGCCAACTGGCGCTCTAGGGCGGCGATGCGATTTCGCAGAGAGTCGTTGTCTGCTTGGGCGTGGCGGAAAGCCATGTTATCGTTTCTGCTCATTCGCTCTCTCCTAGAATGGCCAGCAGCCCATCGTGGACGGCCTGCATCACCGCATTACGCCCTACGATGAACTCCGGCGTCTCGTTGACGGCCCTGACAGCTTCCGTAGAAGGATAGGTAACGATGTCAGGGCTGTAGGCTGCAACCCAGTGGCCCACCTTCTCCCTCAATAGCCTGTTCTCTTCCTGCGCCTCCTCCAGCGCCTCCAGAGCGGTGGGCAGGTCGGTGCGGGCGTGTTTAATGAACGTCTCAAGCCGTTCCAATTCATCGCCTCCGCCTTCAACGCTCAGACCACACATCCGTATGCCTTTCACCGCCTCGCATCGCTCCCTGACCGCTTGGGGGTCAAACTTATCCACTATCTCGCTCCTGCAATTCCTTCATGAGATACTGCGACAGATCAAGCGCCTCCTCAAAGGCGTTCTGGATGGCGTCCACATGATCGCCTGCATTCATCACGTGCCCGTGCTCCTTCGCCCCGTCGATCTGCTTACGCCACAGGGAGCGGGTGACGTCGCGAGTAAGGGCGCTATCTTTGACGATCCGCGCCTCCTCATCAGTGAGTGAAAGGAGGGTCCAATCGCCGTAGTGGTGGCTGTCCTCCTCACTGGTAATACGTATCGATAGTTTATAGCTCATCCCTGTGGTCCTTTCTTGGGTGTGGAGGGAGGGAACCGGCGACATCCTTGGGCATCGGACACAGCATCAGGAAAGCCAACTACCTTGACTAGTGCCGGTCCCCTCACAAGTGGTCTCACTGTGTCCATAGCGCCATTCTAAAACGGCTAGCTATTGGCTGTCAATCCCTGTGGGCCAATTCTACAATCTGCCGCCGTAGACGCCCGACCAGTTGGAGTGCGATTTCTATATCATCAGATGTCACTTCGGGACTATTAGGGTCAACCTGTCCCTCTTGCCAATTCATCGCCTCGTCCAGGGACTCAAAGAAGCGCCATCCGATCTCAAACGGGGCAGGATTTTTTACCGACACCGCAGAGAAATAAGAATCTAAGGAATCTCTCACAGTCTTTTCCTCAGCCCCATCATACTCAATGTGAACGATTAGCTTCTTCATCTCGTTCCCCTTTCGATTATGCCGGATTCGTTGATTCCGCCCATCGCTTCCTGCGCGAGGCCCACAAGGACAAACATCACCAGCAGGACTAGGAGCACCATAAGGACGGTTAACCAGGAGGAGGCGTTCATTGGTGGAACCCCAGGTTCCGGGGTTTTTCTTGTTTCGGGTCCAGCCCGCAGGCTTCTAGGAATTGCTCACGGTTGAAGCCCTGAGTATGCGCATGAGGAGCCCCAATGCCGCCTCCGACTGGACAAGTATCACCTAGTTCTATCGCTTCTTGCCCACAGTGGAGGCAGGTAAGCGGATCGTCGGCGGCGAAGAGGTCAGCGAAGTCTCTCGCTATGTCCTCTGTAACAATCTCTACGGTTCGGGCGTCCTTTGAAAGTATCTTCGCCACGTCCTCGTAGTGCTGCTCCATATAGATACTCATCAGTTGCTCCCCCGTGGCATCTGACCCGCGTCCCCTCGTATGAGGCCCGACCCTTTGGGTGCGACCGCGACAACCGGTGTCGGCCCTTCGGGGTCGACCATCTTGATAAACCGGCACTCGTCTATCGGCACCCAACTGAACTGCCTCGTTTCGTCTACCACCAAGAATCGCTCTCCCACAGCATCAACAGCTATGACCCAACGGGCCTTGCCGTTCTTGGCTTCGACATCTGCTGGTGTCTGGACCGCGAACTGCATCATGCTTCACCTACCTTCCTTGCTCGCGCTGCATCGCAGCCTCGTTCATGCCCTCGGCGAGCCCCTGGTCGTAGCACCAGTCGGCGAACTTCTCCACAATCAGACCCCCGGTTTCGTTGATGAGGGCAAGAAGCTGGAAGCCGAACTCTTCATTAGGGAAAACCGTTATCCCCCTTCTCGCCACAGCCGCGTCGAACTGCTCGAACGCGCTGGGGTTCGGGTCATCCATGCGTCCTCGGTCGAATGGCATCGTTAGTCCTCCTTCTCGGTTACTGCCGTGACGGGGACGGCACGTATAAAGGAGTTAAAGGTGTCCTCCTCCCCTCCAACCGGCATGCCGTTCGACTCCATCATGACAGTCATTTGCACGTACGCTTGAGCGTACTCCGGATACCTCAACGCGAGAGCTATTCCGAATCTGACTCCCATCGCTACCGCTTCCGGTACACCCAAACCTCCTACGCCTCCCGAAAAGAAGTCCCTAGTGGGCAGGGAGACTACATCGTTCTCGTCAAACAGTGCCATTGTTCTATTCCTTCCCGTTGTGACACGCGCAATCGAGCGCCTGCTCAGGCGTAAGCGCCTTTGTGCGCACGTCGGACTTGAGCGCTCGCGTGTGCGCCCTGTGGTCCGCGCACCCGTTCCTTCTTAGGATGCGGCCCAGCTTCGTGTGCGTCATAATCTTGATCATCTCATTTCACCTCCTTCCTGTCTGCTGCGTCCATGCGTCCATTAGAACACGGTCCTCGATTGGCTGTCAATAGCTATCCTCCGTGTCGCATCCGAGCTACACAGGTCTTGCAATGGTTGGCTCCGTCCTCCAGCCAAACCTTGCCCTTTGGACTGACCTTGCGTTTCGTGACGCCACAGCGGGGGCAAGTGACGAGTGGATTGGTCAGGTGCGCGAGGTTAGGCGCAACAAGTGTCTTCATGTGAGTTCCTCCATAGCTATCTCGACTGCTTTGACGGTAGACTTACGGAAGTCCTCAGGCGACTGATCCCGATCCACCATAATCGAACAATGTACGTCACTCTTCCTCACCACAAGGTGGTATGCGTTGCGACTGGGAGCGAACTTCATCTCCATGCTCCAACCATCGTTCATTTGAGTTCCTCCTCTGGCAAGCGGATAGCTAATCCGTGGCCGTTGTCCGGATGCTGGTGGCAACATGGAGGACCCATTTCAAGTTCCTTCAATATGCGCTCTAGGTCCTCCACTTTGAGGTCGATGGTGTTAGTGTGGCGTCGCTTCGCGCCTCGCGTGTGCCAGTAGTGTTCTAGGCAAAGCTCCAAGCCGGTGCGCCACGTGCCATCGGCCTTGTGGTCAAGTATGACGTACGTGATCTCTCCTTCGTTCCCGTCCGGGGACTTTAGGTGGCGAAGTTCGATGCGTTTTGAGTTCATCTAGTCCTCCTCATGCTGCAGGCGTACTCACGTGAGATGAACATGCGCCAAAGTTCATCCAGTACCTCCTCCTGTTCCTTCTCATACGCTTCGTGTTCCTTACCCCAGTCCCCCTCCGGATACTCGCGGCCCATCACCTCAGTCGTGATGCCGTACGCGTTGTCGGGGAAATACTCGTTGTCCCACAGGCGGTCCATCGCTAGTACCCTAAACCGCGCTGCTGCGGCTAGCTTCTTTAGGTCCTTAGGTATGACTTGCATTTTCGTCTCCCTTCTAACGCTGGAGCGAGTGAATGACCTCACGCTCCGGCACGCCGTATTTCTGCGCGATGAGCCGAATGGCTGTCTCGCGTAGTTGCCTGCTCACGCTGTCGGCCTCGCGCAGCTTCCGGACCGTGCGGGCGTAGTGGTCGTGACAGGCGCAGCTGATCAGGCCGGTGCACTTGCCGTAGTCCATGTTTCACCTCCTTTCCTGATGCTTCATGTGCCCGCGCAGGTCGGGCAAGCGGGCTTGCCTGCCCAACTAGCGTGGGAACGCGAGGCTACCTCACATCTCCTTCGGTCAGCTCGCCGAAGATTTCTATTGCCAAGTCTTCCCTGTACGTGTGGAGCGCGTTCTCGTCAGGCTCGCGCTGGGCGTCGTCGTGTGGGGTCACGAGGTGACGTGCTAGCGCAGCCGCCAACACAACCACCTGCTGTCCCTGCGCGAATTCTTCTTCGCTCCCTCGCTCTAGGAGCAACGTGTACCGGAACATTTCAGTCTCCCTTCGCTACTGCCCGTTGTCGCGACCATTGGAACATGGGCGTCCGTTCGCTGTCAATTCTCTCTGCTCGTTAGCTTTAGCTTGCCCTCGTCGTACCAATCCCAAACTGTGTTCATGCTCACGCCTGCGTCGTCTGCGGCAACGCACACCAGAGCGCAAAGGCGCTGGTAACGTGAGCTGGGTCTGCTTGCGAACGGGCGTTCCCACGGGGATTCAGGACCTTCGGGTAGTGGTTTCGCCATTTCAGTCCCCTTTCTTTGGTCGGTTACATTCGTGGCAGGGGAGGTCACAGCCAAGCTCGTCGCATCCGCCCTTGCCTCCACACGTCTCACATCCGTGTCCGCTCTCACGTTCGTGTGCCTCAAGCTCGTCCACGCTCGCGAATTCGCCCTCGCAATCGTAGCAGCCCAGGCTCTTGCCTACGTCCGGCTCCGGTCGTTCGCCGTAAGGCGCGCCGTAGTCAGTCATGCCGGTCTCCTTTCGCTGGTCCGTGTCGCTACGTCCACGGTAAAACAGTCGCTGGGTCGTTGTCAATCCCCGTGAATCAGGTCATTTCCCCGCTCTCTGCCGCTGCCGCTTGCCACGCGTCGTAGGCTTGGTCCGCCTCGTCACGCAGGTCCAGCGCACGGGTCTGTGCCTGTTCGTACGCCCGCAGCTTCGCGTCGTACGCGCGCTCTAGCTTACCTGTGGCTACAAACCCACGGCACGTGCATCGGTGGCTCACGCACCTACCGTTGCGCATGTGCTCGTTGTCTGCGTGTCCACAGCGCACGCATCGCTCTCTTGCTGTTCCCATGGTTCACCTCTCCTTAGCTCAGGTAACGCGCAACGTGGTGTCCGGTCGTGCGTTCGTGCCAGCGGGCGATCGCGTCCGCAAGCAACCAGCCCCACAAACGACCGCGCGCCTCGCAGCCGCCGCAAACCAGCGTAAAGTGCCTCATGTTCGGTCTCCTCTCGCTCGTGGGGGCGCTTCGTGCGCCCCCGTTCGTGTGGCTAGCGTGTGAACGCAAGCGTGAGCCTTCCCTCGGTCCAGTCGACCCAAACCTCGCGCTCGTAGTCGTCCGGGTTCACACCCTCAGGTGCGAACTCGTACGCAAACTCCCGCACTTCGCGCCTGAGCCAGTGCGCAAGCCCCGCAACCGTGCGGGCGCAGCCCACACACGGAACCTCGTCTACTCGCGTCCCTGGGTGGTCGGGACAGTGTTCCACTTCGGTCTCCCTTCCTGCTACGAACCAACCGGCGGGAGGCACGAACGGGAGGGTGCTCGTGCCCCCGTGCGGGTGGGTCCGCTAGCTTGCGTACCTGCGAGCAGTGAGCCGGTCCGCGCAGGCTCGCACACGTGGGTTCCGGATCTTCGTGGCTGCGGCTTCGTCGTGCGCCTTTGCGTCTGCGCAAGCACACGTCCGCAGGTCGCTCCCGCAGAACGCGCACACAACGAAGATGTTGTCGCCTCGTTCCCGTGCTGCTGCTAGGGACGCAAGCACGTTCTGTTTCCGCGCTCGTTCGTCAGTCATTTGGTTCCCCTTCCCGCTACGAGCGACTGGCTCGTCAGGTGCGGGTGTTTGCGCCCCCGCACGACCTGGCCCGCTTGCGCGGGCTCAGGTTTCGCCTGCGCTAGCTCAGGTGGGCGACCAGGCCCGTGAGCAGCCCAGCCTTGCTCAGGTGGGCGACCCTGGCCTTGTCTGCCTTGCTCTCTGGCTTGCCACCGGCGGCGCGGAGCTTGCGAACGAACGCGAGCGCCTTCGCGTCGTGCCCCTGAGCGTAGGTGCGCTTGGTCGTGGCCTGACAACCAGGCTCGCAACCGCAGGCGTGGGCTGGCTTCGCGGCGCGTGGTGCCCAGGTCCGGCCACAGGAGCAGGAGCAGGTGTGCGCAAGGTCGCTCGCTGGCTGGTGGCCGTTCGTGGGCGGGGCGACCTGCCGGACGGGACCGGCCTTGCGGTCGCGCTTCGTGCTTGTGCGGGTCGTGAGCTTGCTGGCCACTACTGGCCTCCTTTCGCTGCTGGCGGGCCGGACGGGTGACCGACCTCGCTCTGCTGGTCCGTCCCCAGGTTACCACAGCCGGGGCTGGGGCGCAACCCCTCCGTCGTGCGCGGCCCCGCCGCGTGAGGCGCACGCCGCCCGTGTCACGGCGCTTGCGTGGTGGGCGCGAGCAAGCCTGCAAAGCGCGCGCGACCCGCGAGAGCGACCCGACGGGGCGACCCGGAGCCTCCGGCTCGCGTTCGCGCGTGTCGCGGGAGCGCGGGACGTGGGCGCGACGCGCGAGGGGACGACGGCGGTGTCCTCGGTTGGCGCGAACGGGTCCCCTGGAAGCACACCCCGAAACCGCGCGTAGAGTTTAGGAGATTCCCAATATTAGAACGGGCGTTTCACTCCGGGAGCGAAGTAGGCTCTAACAAGTATGTAAGAACCGAACAGGTGTTTTAATCGGGCCTGGGTGTTAGAGAGCCGTTAGAAGCCCGTAAGAGCACCGTTAGAGGGCCGTTAGAGCACGGTCGGAGAGCGGGGCAACCCCGGCTGTTAGAGCCCCGTAGAGAGCATAAAACGCCCGTTCTATCCAGATAACCACAGGGTGTTAGAGCACCGTTAGAGCCCCGTTAGAGCACCGTTAGAGCCAATATAGCCCGCCATCCAGAACAGACCTCTCTAACACCACCCCTACCCCGTAGGGGGTAGTGGTGTTAGAGGGTAGCTGTGGCCTCGAAAAGTCCACTTTAGCAGGGGGTATTGACAGCAGCCTCCCGTATGGTGTATGATGGTACTACCATGGCAGAGCCCCCGATTCAGACTGCAGAACGGACCGAAAGACAAGACCAGTTCATCGAAGCCTATCTAGAATGTGGTATTATCCGCGATGCCTGCCTTGCTGTCACAGTCGGAGGCAAGGCTCTTAACCGTAACCGGCCCGGTGAATGGGCTAGAGACGACCCGGAGTTCAGGGAACGCTATATTGCGGCTCGTGAGGAAGTCAACGACAAAATCGAGAAAGAAATCTATCGCCGCGCTGTTCTAGGTTGGGACGAACCGGTCTATCAAGGCGGCAAGCAGGTCGGCGTGATCCACAAATATGATAGCACTCTTCTCATCTTCCTTGCCAAGGCCAACATGCCGGACAGGTATCGAGATAAGTTTGAGGGGGTCAACCTTGGTGGGGTCCTCAATCTTGCCATCGCCGGAGATGGCGTGATCCGGGCCATCGCAGGGTTGTCGGAGGAAGAGCTTGAGAGACTCGCGGAACGGGGTAAACCCATCGAGGGCGAGTTCAAAGCGATAGAGGCACCTGCAAGTGCTTAGGTGGAGGATTGAACGTTTGTGGACCGCCCTGTTGGTCCTATTAGCAATGGTGGCTATCCTGGCGCTCTTTGCCGTCTTCGTAATTGGAGTGGATGAGGTGTTCTGTCACGGCTGCAGCAACTGGGGCGAGTCGGTGGAGCGGAATTACCCGTGACGAAACTACCCTTGGGCAGGTGCCCCTTTGAAGGTATAAAGATCGTTGAGGTATATGAGTGGATAGGGGGAGAATACGCCTTTGGAGTAACCATCGCGGTCCCTGTGGATCGGCCTAGGCTAAATAATTATCAGATGCAAATACTGCTGGAGTGGCTTGGCGAGAAGTACGGTCGCGATGATTGGGTTCTGGCAGCAATTGAGGAGCCAGTATGATTGATCAAATCCGGGCGTCAGGGTCGTCGTACCCCCGATGGTCAAAGCCGAACACAGGGTTGCGGGACTCTGTGGGAGGCAAAGGTATCCTGGCGCTCGGTTTTGATGGAGTGATAGTTGTATGGAGGCGACGATGAACCAAGACACAGGTGAGACGCGAGACCTGACCCCGGCAGAGAGGGCGCTAGACCGCGCTCAACTAATGGCGCATCTTCAGAAGACTAACGAGGTGCCCGTGTCGGAGTCCGTAAAGGATATGGTGGATGTGGGGCGGGTAGCGATGAATAGGGCTCAGCGGCGGCTTGCAGCACGGAGGCGACACGGAGTGATGGTGTGACAGTAGCTTTACCCGAAGGAGCGCAAAAGCCTGCCGAGGTCTACGCGAGGATCGCTGGGGCGAGGAAGAACCTCTCGGACTTCGGTGAATTTGTATTTGGGTGGCCTTGCATGCCGCATCACCGGAGATGGTGTGACACGCTGGACGACTCAACGATAAAGAGAGTCATTATCCTGGGTCCTCCCTCAAGTGCCAAGACGACGTGGCCTGGGGTGATTTACACGGCGCGGCAATTGGGGGAGGACCCGACGAAGCACATGGCCTATCTGAGCTATGGGCAGGAGGTCGCGGAATCGAGAAGTGTCGCGATCAGGGACACAATGATGAGTCCGGAATTTCAATATGTGTTCCCCACCGTGAAACCGAACAAGAAAGCGGGATGGGGAGAGGGGGCCTGGTATCTGCGGAGGCCCAACGCCGGAGATCCGGACCCATCATTGAGGGCCGCGAGCGTGTTCGGCGGTGTGTTGGCCTATCACTATGACGAAATTGTGCTGGACGACCCCCATGACCCGGAGGATGTAATATCGAAGCTGCAACGGGTGAGGACCTGGAAGAGGGTCCAGTCGGTGTTGCTGCCGAGATTGAGGCCCGATGCGCGGATGGTAGTGACGGGGTTCCGATGGGCGGAGGACGACGTTCCGGGGAAATTGATGGCCGAGCACGGTTTCCATCACGACTACGAATGTAACGGGAAATGCGGGGCCAACGGCGAAGAGCCAGAGGAATGGCATCTAGTGTTGACCCAGGCCCTGGTGCAAGATGAAGAGGGGAACGAGAAAAGCTATTGGCCCGAAGAGTGGTCGCTAAAGAAGCTGAAAAGGACGGCGCGGGAGGTGGGGGCAAGCGTGTTCGCCTGTCAATACCAGGGACAACCGGCACCGGCAGAGGGCCACATCTTCAAGTGGTTCAGGCGATACAAGGAACTGCCGAAATTGACTGGCATCCTTGTGGCGTTGGACGCGGCTTACACTGACACGGAGATGTCGGACTATTCAGCTTGGGCGTCATGGGGATATGACGATAAACGGAAGCCGTTCAAGTATCTAATAGAGGCCGGTAGGACCAGGGAGGAAATGCCCGAAGCCGAAAAGAAGATGGCTATGTTCGTGGAGAAGACAAAGAAAGACCATCCACGGGTGCCGGTGAGGGTGATCATTCGGAAATCGGTAGCCATCGACAGGATCGCGGCCCAGCACCTGAAGCGAATTGGTGTGAACGTAACCAAGGAAGTAAAGATTCCCGGCGGAGACAAGGCCAAGGCCGATCTGGCGAGGCTGATAAGCCCGGAATTTGAAAGCGCCAGAGCAAGGATTCCGGAAGACGGGCCATTTTGGTTGGGAGAATGGTTGCATGAACATAAACTTCACCCCTTGGCTCAAAACGACGACTTTGTGGAGACTACTATCATAACCATGCGGTACTTTGAGGAGGGCACCCCCGTAGGTGTGGATCGGGTTCCGATGAGCCAGAGGAGATCTGGTGTGCCGGTCAAGGATGAGGGCGGGTTCTAATGGCTGATCACATTACTCTGGAGGCGTTGGAGAACCTTTACGATCAGCTCAAAAAGGCTTCGATCAAGCGCATAGCATTGGACAAGGAACTCGACGAGCTATACTTTAACGAGCATGCGGTTGAAGTCGTAGAATCGCCGGTATTGGGTGTGGAGCCGGAAGTGCTAAGGATGGGCCGGATACCGGCCTCGATGAACCTCATTGAGGGTCTATTTGATGAATATCCGGTATACTCGTTGATCCCGATGGGCGCGGGGATCCCGGCGCAGCGATTGACGGAGAGGGGAGAGAAATTCCTTAACGCCGTTGTGAAACAGGCCGAAAGGGAAGCGCGTGAGGATACGTATGGTCTGACGGTTAGCGAGGCTCTGAGATTCGGTCGGAGTTTTCAGGTGGTTCTCCGTTCCGACCACAGGGCGTGGGGGAAGGGTTACCCGAATCGGGCGAAAGATAAGAAGGGGAAGTACACACAGAGCGCGAAGTCCTACAACAACGATACGGACACCTATAAGAAGGGCCGAAAGC